AATTTAAAAAAATTCCAGAGAGGCATTATTGGCCTATCTTTGTTATCCTATCTCTCTACTTCATCGTCCCGATGAGTGAGATTACAGTAACATTAGGTGCTATTCTCTACTTCAAGTTTGAGAATAAAGTTAGACCAGTTATCGGCAGACTGACAAACAGATTGCCTGACTGGTTGAAGTATGGTGGTAGTATTATTTTCTTCCTAGTGATGATTGATGATACACTATTTTACTTTGCTTTGGTTGCCATGGCATTTTGGTTGAGTAGACAAAATAAAAAATGAAAAGATACTGGAGGATATGGGCGAAAGCATTAGGGAGGAAGGATGGACTCACGAATTCTGAGGCTGATGCTGTCGCTGTGGTTAGGAGTTTTATTTTTATTACTTATCTCATCACAAACTGCTTTATCGTCGCTAATGCGATAAGGCATTGGAACAATACAGGCACAACCATTTGGATTTGTGCCGACAAACCCAACGATGCTTACTACTGTAGTCGTCGTTGATTTCTTGGAAAGTTGGTCGAGTGGTTTATGGCACTGGTCTTGAAAACCAGCGAGGGTCACACCTCCCAGGGTTCGAATCCCTGACTTTCCGTTTAATAAATACTCCTGTAAAGGAGTGTTAGTATGGCTTATAGAAACATATCGCCAATAGAAGTTGCTAATGCTTTTGGTGTAAAAAATAAAAAATATAGAGATAGAATACTAAAAATTTTTACAGACGCTGGCATCTCATCTACTGATTATACGCAGATGAAAGTTGACGACGAATTTATGAATGGGGATAAACTTTCTGTGCCATTCTACAACAAAAGTAAAACCGGATACAATACTATAACTGTAAAAATTAGTACTGCTAGGGTTCAAAGATTAATTGAAAGTAGAACTAAACAGCAGTTGAATACTAACGTTCATAAAATCGTGTCGGGAAAACTGATAGATATTAAATTTAGTATACCTACTTCTGGTGTGAAGAAATCAAATCAGAATCAGATACTAAGATTTCAAAGAACTGATAAACTTAATCTAACAGCACCTGGCGTCAGAGTTAGTGATGCGGCAAAAACTGCTATGGTGGAGTTGGGAACTGCCTGGGTTATGTATCAAGCAATACAAAAAAATAAAACTTGGAATGACTACCTTGAGATTAAAGAAGATGTATCTGGGCCGAATCCAACTTGGCCAGAACTTGTTAAGATATGGACGCTGATTGGTAAGGATGTTGAAGGTCCAAGCGAAGAGTGGTTGGAAACTTTTTGGCAATCAAATAAAGCATTTTTAAGAAAGATAAGCAATCCAACATTTAGTGAATTTACTAGGGGATCGCAACATGCGAATAATACAAATTATGTGTTGCCTGGAATGAATTCAGATTCATTTATGGACTGGATTAGTGATTTTGTTAGAGATAATTATGGCATCAGTAAGAAAGATACATGGAACCCAGCTGATATATGGTTGATTAAAAATGAGAGGAAGTGGAGAAGCGAAATAATATCTAATTGTAAATGGGACGGACCTAAAAGTAGTCCTAGTGCTACGGTAAATCTGATGCAATTAAATGAAATTTTAAGAAGAGCATATCATCAAAAAGAAATCATTGGAATATCTCTCAAGAAAAAAACTAATCGTAAGCAGATGGTATACCAGGCTGTTAATACCAATGAAAGATTTTTTGCTGATAGAGAATCGAACCAAAAATTTAGAAAACATTATGCCTACAGTAAATCTCAGTGTTACTTAGATGTTGACAATACAAAGGGACAATTTAGTACTCAAGACACTGTTATATTTTGCAATAGAAACAGATATAGTTTTCAGGTAAAAGCAAATACTAGTAATGATAGGACTGGTTCTGCATTAAAGTATGAAGCTAGTGATAAAGTGTACACTGGTGCTCGATTGGGAAAAGCAAAAGTTGATGATGTCCTTGACCTAATGAAAAACCCATATAAATTGGATATGGATAGCAGTAAAACTTCTTATCCATTTTCTCCAGAAGAATTTTCTGCTAGGAAGAACGAGTACAAACAAAAACTAGAAATTTTAGATAGGGCTGGAACGGTACTAGCAAAGGTGGGAACCATAACAGTAGATCAAGCGTTAGATAATATAGAATATATGTTTAGAGCTCAACCATGGGTTGCAAATTCTAAATGCCAGCAGATAACTTGGTTGTCTATGGTTATGTCATTGTCTTCCGAAGAACGAGATAATTTTATGGCTGACTTGGTATTCATGGCTAAGAAAGAAGGTAGAAAATACGGACCATTTGGGAAGATTTTCTGATGGCTAAGAAGACTAAGAACGTACACTTAGAGCACATCGAAGATCTCATGCTTATGTATGGAGAAGCAGGCGTCAAAGAATCATTTGATTATATTGATGAGCTAGTAAATACTTTTTCTTCGAACCCTAAAAATAGCAAAAAATATTCTACCAAGTGGGATGGAGCCCCTGCTGTTTTTGTGGGATATGATCCAGCTGATAAACAGTATTTTGTTGCCAAGAAGGGCATCTTCAATACAACACCTGTCTTATTCAAAAGTCATAAAGAAATTGATGAGGGCGAGAAACGACAAGATTTGAATATGGTATATCATAAATTGTTTACACATATGAAACCTTTATTCGATAGCGGAAAACTGACTGATGTTGTGCAAGGAGATTTTCTTTTCCATGATGGTGGTGGAAGAAATGGTAGAAAGAAAGTAAAAGACGTTCATAATGAAAATTGTATTATATTTGGTCCGCAGTTAATTCAGTATTGTATTCCAGATCATGATGAACTATATGATGCTGCTGCAAATTGCAAACTCTGTGTTGTAATTCATGCTAAGTATCCTATTGCTAATGTGAAAAATGTTGCTGACTTGTCTGTAAATTTTGGATTTGATGCATCAAAATTTTCGACTAAAGACACCCTAATCATATCACCTTTCACTAGTGAACTTGGAAATCAGATGGTGATTACTAGGAGTGAGAAAATGAAATTAGTGAGTTGGAAACAAACTTCTAAAAGACTTTTACCTCAATGTAAAGATTTTTTGAATACCATTGCTCCATCGCATAATGACCCTTGGGGCATGGCGTATTTCATTAAGCAGTTCTTTAATGCAAAGGTGAGGGAAGGTCAGAAGGTTAATAGTGCTTCTAAGTTCTACGATGAATATTGTAAGTATTGGGAAAGTAAGTATCGCAAAAAATACGAAGCTTTAGTGCAAGCACCAAAAATTGCTGAATGGAAAAGAAAAATGTATATTGGTCTGGATCTTCTTAAGGCAAACAAAAAGCAATTCATTGCTATGGTTGCGCTATATAATACAATCCAGAACATTAAAAATATCTTTGTTCCTAAACTTGAAAGTGGTGAAAGATTTAAAACTTATTACTATGATGAGAAGACAGGAACTTATGAGGTTGGTAATCAAGAAGGATATGTGGCAATTCGAGAATCTGATCGAGCGGTGAAATTGGTTCAACGTCTTGGCGGGTTTAGTGAAAGAAACTTTAATGCTATCAAACAGTGGGCTAAGAAATGAAAAAAATAGTATTAGCATTTGGGAGAATGAATCCTCCCACCATCGGTCACGAAAAACTTATCGAGGAGTGTGCCAAAGTTGCTAGACAAAATCGTTGCGACTATCAAATTTATTTGAGTAATAGTAACGATAAGAAAAAGAATCCTCTTACTCCTCAAACAAAGATTAAGTTTGTGAGAAAAATGTTTCCTAAATATTCGGATCATATTCATGTGGATAAAGAGGTATCTAATCCATTTAAATTACTCACAAAGTTTAATGTGGAATATGATGAAGTAATCTGGGTTGCTGGTGGTGAAGATGCTGCTAACTACGATAGAAGTTTTCATAGACATATGGAATCACAAAGTCCAGATTTTTATTTTAATTCTCTAGTAGTGCATAGTTCCGGAGAAAGAAGTGCTGACGCTGAAGGTGCTTCCGGTATGTCTGCAACTAAGATGAGAGAAGCTGCTAAAGATGTTAAGACAACTGAATTTATGTCTGGCATTCCAGACACACTATCAGCATCAGAAAAATTGGATCTCATGCAAGAGGTTCGTAAAGGAATGGGACTAGAATGAAAAATTTTAAACAACTGAGACAAGAATCAACTCACCAAAGATACAGGCAGAAAGAAATTTTCCAAGAGGGAGATACTGTTACCAATTTGAAGACCGGTCAGGTTGGTGTCATTCATCGTAGTGGTGTCAACTATGTCATTGCACTCACGGAGAGCGGAGAGATGTTCCGTGCGTGGGTGAAGGACATCAGAGAGTATAAATAAGTAAGAAGAAAAAAACTTAGATACAATGGCAACTAACGAAGATTTCACCAATCAACTTATCGAATCGATGCTACGCGGATCTCATAATGATTTGACTGAAGCATTTGATAACATGGATCCCCAATCCCATGGTGCTGAGATTGTCGATACAACAAAACAAAAGAAAACTGTCGGCAAACCAAAAAATTATATTGGTAAGGAATCCGCTCCAACTATTGCTACTGAAGAAGTTGTTTCTGAAGGTTGTGGATACTGTGATGATAAAGGTTGCTCTAAGTGTGACAAGAAAAAGAAAGTTGACGAATCATCTTGCGGTGGTTCACACTCGAAGAAAAAGACTAAGAAAGAAGAACTAGAAATTGAAGACGAAATTCTAGAAAGTCTTGAGATTGATATCGATGGTGACATCTTCATCGTTGAGAAAAAGAAAGGACTTGACGGCAAGGCTTGCTGGAAAGGTTACAAGCAAATGGGAACCAAGAAGAAGGGTGGTAAGACAGTTGACAATTGTGTCAAGATGTCCTACGAACCAGAAGGTAACTACCTAGGCGAGAAAAAACTTGACCCCGTTGGTAAGGAAGATAAGGACATTGACAATGATGGCGATCATGATAAGTCTGACAAGTATCTTCTAGCACGTCGCAAGAAAGTATCTGCAATCATCGGAAAGAAAAAGAAGATGAAGGAAGAAGCAGAACTTCGTGCGGAGATTGAAGAAGAAAAAAAGTGAAGAAGGCACCCTCAGTTGAGGTGATGCCTGATATTCCAGACGAGAACTCTAAAGAGTTCAAAGACATGGTAAAGAAGCATAAGAAATATATTAAACCTGCTATGGTCCGTAAGGATGGTGGTGTTGTTAAAGAGGAAACTTTAGATGAAGTTGCTCCTCCTGGTGACAAGTATGAGAGAATGGTAAAGCATATCAAGAAGAATTATCCTAAGGATAAGGAAGGCATCGCATATGCTACTGCATGGAAGCATAAGAACAAGAATAAATAATTACACTCTTTGAGGACCATACAATGCTATCTTTTCTACTACCACTAGCATCAAAAATTATTTCTGATGCTGTCGCAAGGATCCCAGACAATGAGGAACTGGGTGAAAAACTAATCGACATCTGCTTAATGATTCTAGGTAAAGCAGTCAAGCTAACTAAGACAGAAATGGACGACCAACTCCTAGCAGTTGTCACAACAGCAATTAAGGCAAGGGAAGAGGAACCTGCCGCAGAATGAACTTTACCTCATAGTTCAAGTTTGAGAGGCAGCGATGCCTCTCTTTTTTTATAAATACTTTCAGAGAACTGTTCTTTATAGGCAAACGAAGATGGCTGTATTCGGAAAAATTGATTCTGCTGCGCTACCAGGTGGTGTAGCGGTTACGCAAAATACTAACATTGTGACCGGGCCCGGTGGATTTCAGGATCCAGCTGACCCAAATTATATTGATGCTGGTGATATTATTGAAATTTTGCCAGACAGAGTTCCCTACGTTGTTCGTAGAGTTGAAAGTGATACTCAATTAATTCTAACAAGAGAGTTTGAAGAAGCAACGGTTGTTTTAGGTGCATCAAATGCCTTCAGAAGAACAGCACCTAAGGCAGTTGCTGCAGCAGTTCTCACTCCATCCTATGATTCTCGTACCCGTGAGATCCTTTATGTTGATCTCGCTGAGGCACAACTAGAAAGCAGCAGAAAGA